GTGCAAAACTAAATGATAATATATATAAAATCAATTATTCTCCGTATATATTTAGTAACATAATTACAAAGAATACAACATCTTTTGTTTATTCAGAAAATAATACAGAAAATGAACTCAAAATATTATCTTGCTTTAAACAGATAAAGATTTTAGGTTCATATCAAGACTTATGTATAAACACTATATATAATACAAAAGATATGCCTAAGAAAATGATTATAAGAACATTTGATAATTCAATAAAACAAATAATAGATTTTTCAGATAATCATTATGAGGCAGATACAAAATTAGGGTATGTAATAATAGATTTTGACTGGGATTATTTTATAGCTAATTGTACCAATATTAATGATATTGGAAATAAGTATATAATAATAAAATCAGATGCTTTTGTTGATAAATTATATGATAATATTAAAGAAAATGAAAAAAGCATAAAGGAATTAAAGAATCTTATAAATGCTATTTCTGAAGAGATAGAAGATAAAAATCTTGTCATTATGGGAGATAGTATAATGATGCTTATGCGAACCAATTCTGTTCCGTCGAATACAGTAACATATCAAGACACTGAGGGAATAGCTTATGACTACAGCTTATTAACAAATAAGAATGGGCATTTGTATGTAACATCAACTTTACAAAATGGCAACGTGATTGAAACATCTAAGATGGTTGATATAGTTAATTCTTCACAGGCTGCTTTTGATGCTCAAAATTGGGAAGCACTAAAACAGAAATTGGGAGTGAAAAATCTGTATAATTTTGGACTTGGAGGTGCTATGTTTAAAGAAAGACAAATTATTACATCATATCCATATCCGGACGGTAACGGTTGGACAACTGATTTGCCAAATGAAGTAAGATGGCTTATAAGAAGATATGATGAGGGACATATACAATACCCCGATTGTATTGTAATATGGATGGGAACAAATGGCGCAGGTGAACCGACATCTGATAATTATGAAGAAATAATGTTGTTGACTTATGATGAATTGAATAGTAATGAGCATTACACGGAAAGGAAAACATTATATGGAGGGCTAAGATGGTCATTGGAAACATTGTATAGGAAATTTAAATTTTCAACAATTATACTCGTAACACCTGTGCAGACAAATTTGGATAATTATAGAACATACGATAAACTTACTACAACAGCAAATGCAATAAAAAAAATGGCAGGTAGATATTCTTGTATGGTTTTTGACGCATTGAATGAAATTGGTGTAGTAGATTTCTTTGAAAAATCGGATGGTAGCGGATATTTCCTATATGATGGAGTACACCCAAATTCAAAAGGAAAAATTTTGTGGAAAAATTATTTAGGACAAAAATTAAAGTCATTATTCTTTTGTAAAAGAGATAATTAAATATAAAATTAAAGTTATGGAAAGAATTTTTAATTGGGAGCAATGGCGTATTATTGCAATTTCCACGGTTAGCCCGTTATTTGGGTATTTAACCCCGACAAAGGGTTTTGTTTATGCGTTAGTAGTAATGTTTGCGTTCAATATTTGGGCGGGAATGAGGGCGGACGGCGTGGCGATTGTGCGATGCAAAAACTTTTCGTTCCGTAAGTTCAAAAACGCATTGTGCGAATTTCTGTTGTATCTGTTTATCGTGGAGGCGATTTTTGTAATAATGAAAAATTGCGGCGATGAAAATACGGCGGTTATCGTGGTAAAATCACTAACATACGTGTTTATGTATGTGTATTTGCAAAATGCGTTCCGCAATCTGATTATTGCGTACCCCCGGAATTTGGCGTTACGTATTATTTACCATGTTATCCGTTTGGAGTTTACAAGGGCTTTGCCGTCGCATTTGCAACCGATAATTGACAGATTGGAAAAAGAATTTGTGGACGACCCCGAAGAAAAGGAAAAAAGAAAGGAGAAAAAGAAAATGAGTAAATAAATAATTATATTTGCAACGGGGATAGGCGGAGTAATTAACCGACCGAAAGGGCAAGCCAACAGCCCGTCCCCGTTTCTTATTTGTTGGCAGTTCTTAAAAGTTGGCAATTATGGAAAATGAGATTTGGAAAGATGTTCCCGGATATGCAGGGATATATCAAGTTAGTAATTATGGGCGTGTAAAGTCTTTGCCTAAAAGTTATATTATTTGTAACAAGTATGTTGTTACAGCAAAAGAAAAAGTGTTGAAACAACGTAAAGTAAAAGGTTATAAAATTATAGAATTAAATCATAAAGGAATTGCAAGGCGTTTCCCGGTTCATGTATTAGTTGCAAAAATGTTTATACCAAATCCAAACAATTATCCCGAAATAGACCATATAGACACGGATAGGGCAAATAATAAATTTTCAAATTTGCGTTGGTGTACACATTCTATGAACATGAATAACCCAATTACAAAGGAAAAAATACGTAATATACCAAGAATAAAAGGGAAAGAAAATCCATTGTTTGAGGGGAAAAGCCCGGACGCAAAAGCAGTAATTCAATATGACATGAAAAATAACATTGTGGCTAAATATAACAGCGTACACCAAGCAGCAAGAAAAAACGATTTTAGTTATAGTTGTATTGCAAGGGTATGCAGAGGCGAAAGAAAAACATATAAAAAATTTAAATGGAGTTATGAAACAGAAAGTAATTATTCTTGATGGAGGTCACGGCGTGGATTGTGCCGGAAAACGTTCCCCCATTTGGGGCGACGGTTCCCAATTGTTTGAATGGGAGTTTAACCGTGATATTGTACGCCGTATTGCGGCGATGTTGAAAGCGGAGGGAATAAAGTTTGAAATTTTGGTACCGGAGGACAACGACGTATCATTACCGGAACGTTGCCGACGTGCAAACGTTATCCATGCAGATTGCGGCAACAACGCCGTTTTGTTTAGCGTTCACGGGAACGCCGGAGGCGGCACCGGGTGGGAATGTTATACAAGCGTAGGACAAACGAAAGCGGATGCAATCGCAACCGTTCTTTGCGAAGAAGCGGAAAAGGAGTTTGCCCCGGACGGTTGGAAAATGCGTTTCGATTATATAGACGGCGACCCGGACAAAGAAAGCCAATTTTATATACTGAAACATACGGTTTGCCCGGCGGTATTATCTGAAAATTTCTTTTTTGATAATGAAAAGGATTGCCGTTTTATGATGAGCGACGACGGAAAAGAAAGGATTGCAAAGGTACATTTTGAAGCAATAAAGAAAATTGTATGAAAAAGTATTTGATTTGGGCGGCAATTGCGATGGTAGTTGCCGCCGTTGCAACAATATGGGTGCAACGAACGAAAATTGAAAAATTGACGGACGAACGGAACAGATACCGGGGAAATACAGAAACATTGTTGCAGGACGTCGAAACGTACAAAACAAAGGATAGTTTGAACGCCGCCAAAGTTGGGGTTTTGGAGCTGAAATTGTCAGAGTTTGAAAAATACCGGGCGAGCGATGCGGAGTTGATAAAGACGTTGCAGACAAAGAACCGGGAGTTGGAAGCCGTTACAACGGCACAAATGGAAACAATCAACGAATTGCGGGCAACCGTCCGGGATAGTGTTGTATATTTGCCCGGCGATACGGTTACGACCGTTTTACGATGCGTCGATATTGTCGAACCGTATTTTGAGTTGCATGGATGCGCCACGCCAGACGGACAATTTACCGGGACGCATATAAACCGGGATAGTCTGTTGATTGTCGAAACGGTGCAATACAAACGTTGGTTGGGTTTTTTATGGAAAACCAAAAAGATAAAGAACCGGGAAATTGATGTTGTAAGCAAGAACCCGGCAACAAAAATATTGGGCGTTGAGTTCGTAACCATAGAAAAGTAATTTTTATTGTTCATAATACCGGGAAACGGGGATTGTAACCAAGCGTTGCAACCCTGTTTTTGTTTTTGCCCGTTTTTAGCCCCGTATTTCGATTATTTTATTTGAATGGATAAAGTACACACCCCGGCAAATAAAGTGGCTTAAAATGAAAATTCGCCAAAAATAACTTTACGGGGAGCCAAAAGAACCGTTTTTTATCCGAAAATCGAAAATAAAAGAAAATTCTTTTGGTTGTTAAAATAAAATGCCATATCTTTGTGCCATGTTAATAAAACGACCGGGCGTTTTCCCGGCAACAAAAAGAGAGATACAATGAAGCCCGAAGATATTTACAACGGTTTGGAATATACAACAAAAGAAATTAACCGTACTTTCAAAATCAAAGTAAACGGCTTGTTCAACGGCAAAAAGATTAACACGTTGGTTGGCGTTTACGGTTTGATTAAGTTAGTAGGCGTTGAAATGGCGAACAAATTATTGCGCCGTGCTTTCCGTTGTGTCAAAGACGCCGAACATTGTAAGTTGCGCCGAGGTTTGAAAATATCCTTTTATTATTACTAATCCGACCGGGAGGGTTCCCGGAAAATAAATTGTACTAATATGGCAACAATTAATCAAATCAAAAAACAGATTGAAACAGCAAACAAACGTTTGGAGAAAAACAATGAACGTGTAACAATGTATGCAAATCGTATAGAAAAAGGGTTGGCAAAGGTTGCACAATATACCGGGAAACAAGTAACCGTTGATAATTACGAAAGCGCATTGAATTTGAAAGGTGGAAATACAAAAGATTGGGATTTGTATTTTTCTTTGAGTTCTGCAATAGAAAGCAAAGCAGAAAACGAACATAACGTTTTAAGAGAACAACGTAATATAAAGCATTTAACCGAAACATTGCAAAGTATAGAGAATGAACAAAGAAAGAAAGACGAAATAAACAAACCTTTGGAAAATGCTTTGCGTGTTGCAATGAATGATTTCCAGGTTGTTTGGTTTGACAGAATGAATGATTGGTACGGCAAACATTATGACGCAATGCGAAAGGCTTTGGAGCCTGCAAAAGTTCGCCGAGAACGTGCAAAAATTTGCAGAAACCATTTTGAAACAAAGCACCGTTGGAATGAATATAAAAGAGTTCGTAAATATTTGGATACTGTTATAAAATCAGCAAATGAAACAATATATGATGATGCGAACAGATACGAAAAACCGGAATATATGGAAATTGTCAAAAATGAATTGGCGAGTTCATGGGAAAAAGGAATTGAAAAATTTGCAAGCAAATGCCGTATATTTGGAGTTGACGAAAAGAATATTACCGTTAGTTGCCCAACGTTAACAGAAAAGGGATTTGAGGTAATGTTGCAAGACGGTAGGGGACGAATAATTGACGCAAGAATAATTTGGGCGGCTGAATATTCCGAGTATGTTTGCCCGCATACACGATATATTGTAACAGAAAGAAAAATCAGATAAACAGACCGGGCAAACGCCCGGTTTTATTTTTGCTTAAAATTAGCCCCGCCACGGCATTTTTATTTCAAAATGGATAAATTACACGTCCGGCGTTTAAAAGTCGCTTAAATCGAAAATTCCGGGAAAATAACTTTGAAAACAGCCAAAGAAAATATTTTTGCTTTGATTTGATAAAATAAAAGGAAATATTTTTGGTAATTAAAAATAAATACCTACCTTTGCAGTGTTGGAAACCGGATATTACGGCGAAATTTACAAATGGTTGTATTATCAGGTAAGAAATAAAAAGACCCCCGGCGTCATAAATCAATATGCACCGGGGTAATTTTACGCAGTAACCGAGAGCGATATTTGGTTGATGCGGTACCACAAAAATATATTGTTTGCCGTAAATTGCAAAACAACCCGCAAAAATAAATTTGAAATAAAAGTATTTATCTTTGGTAATCAAAGAAATATTTGTACCTTTGCATTGAAGTTAAGCCCACGCACGGGGATAGTGCGAAATAATATGAATATCAGAAAAGACAAAGAATTGAACATTTTGGCGAAAGCAACCGGAAAGAAAGCAACAGAAGTTGAAACAATCATTGTAAACCAATTAATCCAAAAGGAAATGATACAAGACGACCCGGAATTTTGGGGATGCACTTTGTTTGATAGTATCGAACGTGACGTTCCGGTTTCTGATGTTGTCGGCATTATCAAAGCAACCGGAATTTCGGTTGTACGTTCCGAACATTTGGACGCATTTCTGAATTTGGTATTGGTCGGAAAAGGAGATTGCCCGGTATGTGGCGGCGAAATGGAAGTTACCGACGCCGATTATAAATGTTGCGGCGGCGATGGGTATTTAACCCCGTATGAATACGAACCGATATTTGAGGAAAAAACCTGCAAACATTGCGGGCATGTAGAGTAATAACCATAAAAATAAACAATATGAAATTAAGAGTAAATGAAGCAATCGCCCGTTCCGAGGCGAACGGAAAAAAGGTATTGAAAAAGGATATTGCAGCCCGTTTATTTGAGGGCGCAAGCGAAAGCGCACAGCAGGTAAATATGACAAATCTTTGCAACGGTACAACGAAAAGAATATTGCCGGAATGGGTCGTTATTCTTTGCGAAATGTTGGATTGTACGGCGGATTACCTGTTTGGCATGGAGGGCGGAAACAATGAAAAGTAAGTTTATCGAATGGTTGGAAGCCGCCGCCGAAACCATGTTTTCCGGGTTGTTTCAAGCGAAAGCCCTAATTGTTACGTTTGGCGCATTGGGGTTATGTTGTTTGATTGGCGCATTTTGGAACCCGTGGCAATTGTTATTTGCGGCAATGTGCGCCGCAATGGTATTATGTGGAATTTCAGAATATAAAAAGTACAAGTAATGAGAGCAAAGAGCGATAAACCGGGCGACCCGGTAAAAGAGGTTGCGGGAACCGTCGGCAATGTTGCCCCGGATATGTTCCCGGAGATTAACGAGGAACAACAAACAATTATTCCCCCGTTCGTTGATGTTCAACCGGAACAACCAACCGGAGTGTTTGAGATAATACCGGGCATGACGGTTGAGGAAATGACGGCAATGTTTTTCGACGAAAAAACATTGATTGAACCCCCGTATAAGGTTTGGCAGTTAAACAGCAAGGGACACCGATATTATTACCGATATGACGACGCCGGGAACCCGGAGTTTTTCCCGTCGGTTACAACCATATTGTCCCAAACATTA